ATGGTAAATCTTCCAAAGGCAATAGACTAGTGTTTGTTGTGTGCCAACCAAATATTCGTACTTGGCACCTGTGTAATCCTAAAGGGTCCACTCGGTTTTCTATTACACCAACCCACCAAGTAAATCCTGCGGTTCCCATAAAGTTATTTCTATCTGCCATTATATTTGTTCACCATTGACTAAACTATTCAAGAGCCCATTGTTATTATCAAATCCAGCAAAAGAATCACTAACAGATTCTTTACAAAGTTCCATTACAGTTATATAGGAGTTGTTTTTTACTATGTGTCTAACTGCCGATACCAAATATTTACCTGAATAAAACGGATCCAAAGTTCTTTCCAATCCTTCTCCACCTGGTGCATAAGTTCCAAAATTAACTGTCTTGCCTGCCATCACCTGTGGATCACCGGGAACAGTAATTTTAATTCTCATGTAATTGGCCAGACCCAGCTGAGCAACTCTATGTGGTAAATACTTTTCAATAAAAATATCATTAGCAACAACATCTAGATTTTGTGCAATATATGTATTCTTTTTTTGTTCTGAATTTGATGAAACCAATCTTAATGCTCCTGCTTCCAAATCATAACTTGGAGGATTATAGATTGCTTTGCCCATGCGATCTTTAAAATTATTTGTCAATGGATATTCATTCATTTTTGAAGATTTCGCTGCATAATCATTATAATTAAAATCTGTAACTCTAAATGATCTTTGTAATGGATCGATACTCAAAACTCTATTTGAAAATGTTCCATTAGAAACTGCACCTAGAGTATCAAAATAATTTAATACTTCAAAATTTAAAGCATTGGTTACTTGTTGACTTATTTCTTTTGAAATATTTTTAGGGTCAAACCAGTATGTTGTTGCTGCTTCTTGAGAATAGAGTGTTTGTAACGAACTAAACCAATAACCAACACTATTTTCAAAAAATATCATATCAGCACCAGGTTTTTTTGATGCTGGCATTGCATATGTTGCTAACCAATTGATAGTTTCAAATATTTTCTTATTTGGTAAAATAAAATCGTATACACCACTAGTCGCTTCGACATTAATTTTTTTAGTATTTCCTTTACCAACACCCAACCAGTTATTTAAAATATCAATGACAATATTTGAAATTGGTTTACCTGGATATGATTGTGATATTCTATATTGTTCTGATACTACAAATTCTTCCGAGCAAAATGAGATTGAATATGTTTCAAAAGCATTATTATCACCAGTAGAACGATTCTTAATTTTTACTACACGATAGTTTTTGGAAATAGGATAAGGATCATCAGCTGTCTTTTTCAATACAATTTGAACATATTCGGTACCATTAATTCTAAAGTTGGAAGTTAAACCTAGAGCATCTCTAACAATTACTTCACCTGAAATAGTACTACTATAGATATCCTCAAACAAACTAATCTCAAGCATCAAAGGCATCAAGTCTATGATACCATTTGTCAATGGTGTTATTAAAGTTAATTGTTCTAGATGAAAATCGGTTGCATACCGAACATTTAACGTACCAGTAGACATATTAGGCCTTCTTCACTAAATTACTGTAAGTGGCTTCCATTTCAGAAACATATTTTGAATTGATTAATTTAATAGTTCTTTTGGATTCGTTTAAATCATTTTCATAATCATAAATTGATACTGCATTACCACCTACAGTATAAGTTACTTTTGAACCATCCGATAAAATGGATGTAGTTGATGATGGTTGTATCAATTGATAAGTTTGCTGGTCGACAGTTACAGTTTTAATTGCTGTTGTTCCTGTATTTGAATCTATGGTCGTCATAGATTTTTCATAGTGATGTACTGTTGAATTTAAATACGTCATAACTAAATTATCACCACCGGCAATAGATGAATACTTATCAATTAAATGTTTACTAAATTGTTTAGAGGTTAACGGCCATTCCCATTGCGGATCCATAATTTCATTGGCCATTAGAACCATCCAATACCGATATGAATCACCATAGTATTTGTAAGCAATCGTTTCTGGTGTATCACTTTCTTGTATATCATATTGATAGAATAATAAAGGATTTTTTGCCAATTCAGGAATTAATTTTGTACGAATTAAAATATTTCGTAAAAGATAATAATTTCCTTGGCCGTCAGAGTTAATTACAAGAGGTAGTTCGTTAAAATATTTCATGTTTAAAATCCTGCATCATTGTATGCTGAATCTTTTGGAGCATTAACTCTGTCCTGTCTTGCGTATTCTTCTCTATTTCCATTTATTTCTATCGCACTTCCTTTAAACTGTTGTTTTGTAATCATCTCTGTTTCTTTAAATGTTAAATTTAAACGAGTTTGAATTGGATATCCGTCATTGTATGCGGCCCATCCATTAGGTGCATAATCAATGTTTACATCTTGCAATACACAATCGTTAATTGACATAATTTTAGCTTCTGCACCGGATTTAATTGTTCCGGTTGGATCAGTATTAGTTAAAAATCCTAAACCAATATTACTCATAGCAGAATTAAAGATGTTTGATAGTGTACCTAAAACACCTTTTTGTCCTAAAAACTTAAATTTGATTGAGAATATTTGTGGTGGAGTTAGATACTGACCGGATCCACCGTATTGAGCACCAGCAATACCAGGTAATGAAAAGTAAGTAAATGTATCACAAATATCTTTAACTGTTTTAGCTTCAGCTGAATCCTTTGGAGTCATTATAAATTCTAATTGAAAAGTTCTTAATGCTACAGATTTGTACAGTAATTGCATTTGAGGATTAGTAACTATACCAACTGCTTGTTGTGCAAATCCTCTAGCACCAGTTATATATTTACCAAGCAATTCACCAGCAAGTGCCTTGCCGTATATATTGGCCATTGGATTTGCGGCAATACTATTTGCATTTTGTGGATTTTGACCAATTAAATCACCATAAGCATTTCCAATTCTACCACGAAAACCCATGGTATCACCCATCGATACTTCTGCGTAATCAGAACTGTATTGTACATTAAGAGTTTCTGGCATAAACAGAGATATGTTAGCTAACGATATGCCTTTTTTTACGGGTAGATATGATTTTGCTTGAAACAATTGAGCACCGGCCGGCACAAGTGTACCTGCTGCAGCGCCGATTTGATCACCTACTTCGCTTAAGGTAAGTTTACTTGCATTTCCAGCTAAACTATTAAATGTTCCTTTAGCCGCTGCACCTGTCTGTGTCACTAAATTACCAAGAGTATCACCTTTAACTGCATCAAGCACCCTCAAACCCGTGTTAATTGCACCAGTACCTAGATTTATAACTGCACCGGTAATAGCATTATCTGCAAATCCTGTTGTGTATTCGTAAATTGAAAATTGTACGGCATGACCCATTGCTGGGTTAGCTGCCAAATCTGAAGGATATACAAGATTTTGAACGGAAGTTGACCTAAACAAACTCGACAACGGACCTAATATGCCACTTAAACTGACGCCGCCGATATTTGTTGGAATAATTGATAGTCCCATGTTACTCTCTGAAAATTGATTATACATATATTTATGGCATATTCAGGACTATTTAAACCCCGTAACCCCAAAAAATATATTGGCGATCACACCAATATTGTATATCGCTCGTCTTGGGAAGCAAAGGTAATGTATTGGTTAGACACCAATGATGATATTATTTCATGGGCAAGTGAAGAATTAATCGTTCCTTACGTTTCTCCTGTGGATAACCGTAAACATAGGTACTTTCCCGATTTTATTGTCAAAGTAAAAACCAGAGATGGTAAATTAAAAACCATGATGTTAGAAGTTAAACCTAAAAAACAAACAATTCAACCTGAAGTGCGTAAACGGGTAACCAAACAATATATTACTGAAGTTACGACATATGCAGTTAATGTGGCCAAATGGGAAGCTGCAACTGAATTCTGTGCGGATCGTGGGTGGGAATTCAAAATATTGACTGAAGAACACCTAGGACTTACCTAAATAATTAAATGGCACTATCTAAACTCACCGAACTCGCAAAAGAAAGATCCGAACTAGAATTAGACCGGCTTTCTAAAGATTCCTTATCTTGGTTAAAGCAAAAAATTGCTGAGATTCGCAGGCCTGTGGCCGTTGCAATGCAGATTGCAAAAGAAAGATCCAGGCAAACAGTTACCCTTAAATTAGGTCGACTATATTGTTTTTATTACGACCCCAAAGGTAAGGCAGATATGCCATACTATGATAGATTTCCAATGGTATTGGTACTGGAAAGGTATTCTGATGGATTTTTAGGTTTAAACCTTCATTATTTACCATACCGATACAGAGTGGCATTTTTAGGCAAACTCTTAAAATACGCCATCCTAGACCAAGATGATGAAATTAAAAGGTTACGTATCACCTATGATATTTTAGCGTCCTCCAAGCGTTTTAAAGAGTTTCAACCATGCATTAAAAGATACTTGTTTAATCATATTAAGTCAAAATTACTTACCATTCAACCAAATGAATGGGAGATTGCCAGTTTACTGCCACTCCAGCAGTTTAAAGGCGCAACGGCAAACAAAGTATGGCAAGAATCCATACAAGAAATAAGGAA